TCGGAGAAATCGAAACCCTTTTGTCAGCAATCATTGCTGCAGGTTCCTGCACAATCGTCGTGTCACCATCAGGCACCACAGAGTCAGCATCAAACCCAGAGTTCACAATTACGACGGCAACGCTTGATGCAGCACCGGTCATCATGTCAACAATCGGCTCCCTTGCGGTAGCCACAATTTCATTCTCCAACGGCACCTGGGTGCGAGACATCACCCCATAACTAATTAAGGCGGGACACCATGAAAATCAAACTACGAGTACACCCAACGGAAGGCGACCCATACGATGTTACGACAAACCTCTTTGTCATTGTTGCATGGGAACGCAAATTCAAACGGCAAGCATCAAACCTCGCCAACGGAATCGGCGCAGAAGATCTTGCATTTTTTGCGTATGAGTCAACAAAGGCGGCTGGAGTCATGGTTCCGCTCGCCTTTGACGACTTCATCAAAAAAACCAAAGAGGTTGAGGTTTTGGATTCTGACGATTCAAACCCTTCCCAACCGGCAGTTTCCGCCGGTCTTTAGCAGAGGTGCTAGTCGTGACCGGATACTGGAATCACGACATCCCATTCGACACAGACGACCTTTTCACAATTGTCGACGTCATCAACGAACAACAGAAAGCACAACGGGCTAGACAATGACAGTCAATTCATCAATTGCAGTTGTCGGCGTTCGTGACGCTATTCGCTCGCTTAACAAAATTGAACCAGGGCTACGCAAACAATTTGTCACAGATGCAAACCGCATTGCACAACCCGCCATTCAAGAAGTGCAGCGCGGCTACGCACAAATACCGCTGTCAGGTATGGCCCGCGCTTGGACGCAAAACGGCAAAAAGATATTTCCGTTTTCTATTGCCCGCGCAATCTCAGGAGTCAAACTAAAAGTTGACGCCAGTCGAGAAGCGACGTCGCTGATCTACATAACTCAGACGTATGTTGCAGCAGCAGTTTTTGAAGCAGCCGGACGCAAAAACCCAAACACCCTGGGCGATTCTCTTGGTCAACTGCGCCCAGGTCATACGCGCATTTTGGGGCCTGCGGTGTTCCGCAAGCGTCGTGAGATTGAGCGCGAACTGCTTAGCGCAACAAACCAAGTCAAAGACCGTGTCCAGAGAGAACTGAACTAATGGCTCTAGCAATTCCAATCATTACAGAATTTGACGGCAAGGGAATCGGCAAAGCAATCACCGAGTTTAAAAACCTCGAGTCTGCGTCAGACAAAATTGGCTTTGCAGCAAAGAAAGCAGCCCAAGTTGCAGCAATCGGATTTGCAGCATTAGCAGCTGCAGGTGCAGCCGTCGGCGCAGTTCTGTTTAAAGCAGCCCAGGCAGCAGCCGAAGATCAAGCAGCACAAGTCAAACTGGCGTCACAAATCAAAGCAACGTCAGACGCAACCGATGCCCAGATTAAAGGCGTTGAAAATTACATAGACAAAACTCAACGCGCTGTCGGTGTTGCAGATGACAAACTGCGTCCGGCATTTGGTCGTTTGATTGCAGCAACAAAAGACACAACAAAAGCACAAGATTTGCTGAACATTGCCCTTGACGTTTCTGCAGCAACAGGCAAAGACGTTGAAGCGGTTGCAGGCGCATTAGCAAAAGCCCAGGAAGGCAACTTCACGGCCATTGACAGGCTTGGAATTGGCTACGAAAAAGGCGAAGCAAAAGCGCGAGGGTTCCTTTGCGTACAACAAGACCTTGAGACACGTTTTTCAGGTGCTGCACTTACAAAGGCACAAACGTATGAAGGCACAATGGATCGCCTCAAAATTACCTTTGAAGAACTGCAGGAGGAAATTGGCTACAAGGTCCTGCCAATCATTCAGGTGCTTGCTGACTCTGCGTTAAACATTGCAGACGCGTTCGGCAAAAAAGGCGCAGCCGGTGGCATTGCGCAACTACGAACAGAAATGCTTGCACTTGGTACTGACTCTGACGGTCTTATGAACACTTTTGGCAAGTACTACGACAAACTCGCAGGGTTTGTTAACGGCTTTATGAGCGCAATTGCAATCCCGCTTGCAGCAATACGCTTTTTGTTTACAGGCGACTTTAGCAATTACACCCCGCCAGGACTGCCGACATTTGCAAAGTTAATGGAACAACAAAATGCAAGCGAAGGCACAAAATCTGCGCGAGCGTTTGAATCAGTAATGCCAAAACCAATCGTTAGTGGTGTCGGTGGAGGAGATGGCTTTGTTATGCCAACTAAGGCAGGCAAAATTGTGCCGACGTTTGACCAGTTAAACCCTCGCGGGCCGTCAGGCACAGGAACTAACACAATGGCAGGCGGTCTTGCAGGCATCACAATCAACCTTGAAGCAGGACTGATCTCGTCGCCAGGAACAATCGGTCAAGACATCATTGACGCAATTCTTGCTGCACAACGCGACTCTGGCGTTGTCTTTGCACCGGCGGTTACTTTCTAATGACCGTCCCCACATACCAGGTACTTGTTGGATTCCAAACAACCACAGGGTTTGGTCAACCATTCCAGTTAGACGATGCGGTCTACGGATTGCTAGACACAGGCACCCTGGGCGGTCTCGCATACGCAGACCTCACTTCGCTTGTAATGTCAATCAACATCAGGCGCGGACGCAACCGCCAACTTGACCAGTTCAACGCAGGCACCGCACAGGTTGTCTTTAACAACAACACCCGCATTCTTGACCCTCTCAACGACGCGTCAATTTATTACCCGTTTGTACTGCCTCGCTCGCCAATCATTATCTATGCCAACGGCACCCCGATTTACACAGGCTTTGTGGAGGACTGGAACCTTGACTATCAGAACGCCAATCAGGGCCGAATGGTTGCTCGATGCGTTGACACGTTTGGAACTTTGGCAAATCAGCAACTTAACGCTTTTACGCCGTCAGCCCAGACATCAGGCTTGCGCGTAGACGCTGTTCTAGACCGTCCAGAGGTCGCATACCAGGGTGCAAGGTCTATTGGTACAGGAACGTCAACTTTGGGTGCTTACGCGGTCTCTCAGGACACAAACGTCCTCAATTATTTGCAGCAGGTCAACACGTCTGAACAGGGCTACCTCTACACCGCAGCCGACGGCACCCTCACCTTCAAGGGCAGGTCAAGCGTCCTTAACCCTGTCTCAGGCGCGTCGTTTACAACCAACGGCACCGGCATCCCATACATGAGCCTCGTCAACCAGTACGGATCAGAACTGCTTTACAACTTTATTGTGACTCAATCGCCTGCAGGCGGAGCGCAAACCTCGTCAGACGCCGACAGCATTGCCCTGTACCAGACGCAGAACTACAACCTGCTTAATCTGCTCAACTCGACAACCGCAGAGGTTGCAGGTTTAGGCGCGTATCTGTTGGGCAAATACTCAAACCCAGTTGTCAGGTTCACCGCGGTTTCAGTTGAGTTAGCGGCTCTTACTTCTGCGCAATGGTCAATCTTGCTTGCCATTGACATGACATCTGTTGTGACTGTGCAAAAGGACTACTCAACAGGATCACCCGCATCAGAATCTCAGACACTAATTGTGTCAGGCATTGAACATCGCATCGTTCCTGGGTCGCACAACATCAACTACACGTTTGAGTCAACAGACGGCAACCAATACATGACTCTTGATTCGGCAATTTTTGGATTGCTTGACACAGGACTTCTCAGTTTCTAGAAAGGAAACACAAACATGGCAACACCAACCAACCTTCCGGCAAGTTTTACAGCAGGCGATATTCTTACCGCTGCAAACATGAACCTCATCAGAGGCGGATTCCGTATTTTGCAGGTGGTAAACGCTACTACTTCAACTCCAACTTCGGCAACAATTGCTGCTTTTGTAGATTCAACTTTGACAGTAACAATTACGCCACAAAGTAATACAAGCAAAATCTTTGTAATGGTCAATCAAAGTTTGTTTGTAGATACTGCAGGAAACATTGCAGTATTAAGGCTTTCAAGAGGCGCTACTGTTTTGCAATCGCAAAATTCACCGATTTTTAGTAGTGGTGGCAACATTGCAGGCAATGGTTCTTTCATGTTTTTAGACTCGCCAGCAACAACTAGCGCAACTACTTACAAAACACAAATATCAATAAATACTGGCGCAGGTTCCGTTACTGCACAAATTAACAACAACCCTGCAAACATTACAGTTTTTGAAGTTAGCGCATAATGCGAAAAACCCTGATTTTATTGGTTATTTTGGGGTCGCTAACGGCTTGTGCAGACCGTGAACGTCTTAACTGTCGGCCCACAAAAAACAAAGCATTGCGCGGAGTAACCGAAACAATTGAAACAACCATTGCACCGCTTT